TTTGATGAATCCATTTCAGTCGATGACCGAATCGCACAAGCGCAATCAGCAATTGAGGCTGTTGGCCAAAAAAAGCAGATAAGCCAGCCGCAACCAATTCAAAACTTCATTAGCAACGCCATAGACCGCATTCATGACTTGGCTGAGGGTAAGGTATTCCCCGGAATCAAAACGCGCCTAGTATCGCTGGATAAGTGCCTTGCTGGTGGTTTAAAGGGTCGAAAGCTCATCATCTTGGCTGCGAGGCCAAGCGTTGGCAAATCCTCGCTGGCTGAACAAATCTGCTTAAACATCGCCCAAGACAGTCATCCGGCGGCCATGTTCAGTATGGAAATGTCGTGCCAAGAGATGACAGATCGGGCGATGTGTAATCTAGGGCGCATTGATTATGGCGATTATCAGGCCGGCAAAATAGACGGTGACGGATATAGCCGCATGTCTGAAGCAATAGACCAGATGCGGAATATGCAATTCTATTTTGATGAGCAGCCCGCAATGCGATTAACTGACATCGCATCAAAGGCTAGAACGCTTGTCAGAAAACATGGCATAAAGTTACTGGTTATAGATTATATTCAGCTATGCGCGGCAAGTGATTCAAGCAAATCAAGGCACCACCAGCTTGAGGAAATATCGAGGGGATTAAAAGCGCTTGCAAAACAGCTTGATATAACCATTATGGCGCTGTCACAGCTTAACCGAGACGTTACAAAGCGGGGTTCTGGCAGGCCTATGCTTTCAGACTTGAAAGAATCAGGGGCTATCGAAGAAGATGCAGACGCGGTTTTGCTGATGTGGAGCCACGAGCAGCACGAAGGATACTCCATAAACGGGATTGATGTGGCGAAAACAAGAGGCGGAAAGACTGGCGTTTTCGCTGTGCATTTTGAAGGCCGCTATCAGCGATGGACTGAATCAACAGTAAATTTGAGCAGCGCTCCAAAAAGCAAATATGGTGATGATTTATGAAATGCGCAAGATGTGGCCGATTAACATTAAAGCCGCTTTTGATTATTGCGGCATTGGCTTATGGAGCCAAATGCGCAAAGAAAATGTTTGTAATAGAAAAGCGCAAAAAGAAAACACAAGTGGAACGTGACAAATATACAATGGACTTATTCAAAAATGAACAATGAAAAAATGTCAAAACTGCCAGCACTGGCTACCGCGAGAAAATCGGGAAATGGCGAAACACGGATTTGCAATGTGCGCACACCAGCCGCGCTACGTGTACTATCCGCCACAGCACGGCTGTGGGAAATTCGCGCAGGCAGAGCAAAAAACCATAGAAATGCGGGCGGCATTTCTGGAAAAGCAGGAGAAAAAGCATGAGCACAGGAATTGAGGCGATGGTATGCGCTGACATCGAAAAACGGCAAAAGCTGGGCATTCAAAAATACGGCACGACAGTAGCAGAAAACCCGCTTTCTCATCGTGAGTGGCTTGATCATGCCTACCAAGAGGCGTTAGACATGGCTATATATCTGCGCCGTGCTATGGCCGAGATTGACAAAAAGCAGGATGACTTCAAATGAAGCCGCGCATTAAAAAACAAGCTGGCATGTGGTGGTGCTTTAGCAAGACTGGCCGATGTGTAGCGGCTTGCAACCCGCGCGATGCTTACAGATTGTGGGAAAAATGCACAGCCGTAAATTCCAACTTCTAAACGCGCAACAGGCTCACACTGCCTTCAAAGAGGCTTGGACGCATGCAAAGGGCTGGCTGGTGGCTGGTGGCGGAACGCTTGTGCTTGAGATACGGCCAGCAAAGCGAAGCGATGAGCAAAACCGCTTGCTGCACGCCTGCCTGGGCGAAATAGCGCGGCAAAAAGAATGGGCAGGGTCAAAGCACGACATTGACGCATGGAAGCGCCTTTTAACGGCTGCATGGCTTAGGGCGCGTGGCGAATCTGACGCATACATGCTACCCGCGCTAGATGGACGTGGCGTTGATGTGATTTACTGCAAAACCAGCAAGCTAAACAAAGCGGAATTTTCCGAATTGTGCGAGTTTGTTTTTGCTTGGGCTGCACAAAATGGAGTTGAAATTGAATGATTATTAAACTACCTTGGCCAGATTCGTCGCTTAATCCGAATCGAAAAAATGGCAGGCATTGGGGGGCGACAAATTCAGCTAAAGACAAACGCAAGGTGGACGCGCGATATTTGACGCTTGTCGAGATGAGTAAGACTGGATACGTGCCACCGCATGGCAAGCTGCCCATTGAAATGACATTCTGCCCGCCAGATAAGCGCAGGCGTGACATGGACAACCTGTTGGCGTCTATGAAGTCAGATTTAGACGGCATTTCACAAGCGCTGGGGCTTGATGACCAGCACTTTGACCCGTTGATTTTGAAGCGCGGAGAGCCAATCAAAGGCGGCTGTGTGCTGGTGGAGGTCGGATGCTCAACAAGCTAAACGCTAAAGAGCGGGCGCATCTTGAGCGCGTGAAGTCGCTACCGTGTTCTGTGTGTGACGCGCCAGCCCCAAGCGAAGCGCATCACGTTAAGCAGCACAGACAGTACACATGCATTGCATTGTGCGTGGACTGTCACAGGGGCAGTCTTATGGGATGGCACGGACAGCGCAGGGCATGGGCGATACGCAAGATGGATGAGGCAGACGCCTTAAACGTGACTATTCAGCGATTGATGGAGGCTGGCAAATGACCGGAGAAAATAACAACGAAGGCCGCAATTTATGCGAATGGCTTAGAGAGAATGGTGGCGTGCTTTATGGGAAATACGTGCTGGCGCGCAGCCCGGACGAGGCGCGTCAAATACTTAACAAGGCAACCGGACTTGAAATACTTTCAATGGATTTGATATCTGAATCAGAGAATAAGTATTTAGAGCGGCTTAAAGAGATGAAAGCAAAGGGCGAACTATGACCGGACTGCTTTGTGTTTTGGTTGGGTGGATTATTGGGCGTAGGCTATGAAAAAAAGAAAACACAAACCACAATTGCGATACACGCTGATGCACGAGATCAGCGCAAGCCCTACTGAGCCGCTTCCTCAAGCGTGGCGCACAAGCCAGCTGACGAAAATGTGGCAGGGGCTCATGAGCTTGAGACAGCCGCAGAGCCAACAAAGGACGCATGGCGTCTATGTAGCGATGCCGTTAACCTGATGGAGACGCTCATAACCGAGGGAGTGCTCGAAGATGCTGGTGGCCTACTGATGGACGCAATTACAGCTTTGGCAGAAGCAGGCAAGCGACACACTCAAGGAAAACCGCTAAGACTGTCAGGGTCGGGCATTCAGGCCGTGCGTGCAGTGCTTGAGGATTACGCATCGGCGATTGACGTTTTACCAGCCCGCACAATGATCAGAGCCCACCGGCTGACAGAACGACGCCTGATCGATATAATGCAAGGGCGCAAGATGCCTCACGACGTAGAGGTTATTTCATGCTGAACACCCGAAAGGACTCAGAACAATGGCGTTAACTGCCAAACAAGAAGCATTCGCGCAAGCAATTGCCAGCGGGATGACGCAGGCTGACGCTTATCGGTCGGCATACAGTGCAAGCAAGATGGGGGATGGTGCACTGCATGTTGAGGCTAGTAAATTGATGGACAACCCTAAGATAGCCCTAAGGCTATCCGAATTGCAAAGCAAGCTCGAAAAGAAGGCGCTTTGGACGCGCGAAATGAGCGTTTTGGCGCTTGCTGATATAGCACACGGGGTAGAGGCAAGGGCTAACGAGAAAGTCGCTGCAATCAAAGAATTGAACGCCATGCACGGATTCAATGAGCCCACTAAAGTGAAAGTAGATGGAGAAATCCAACTGCAGCACAAAAGCGTTTTGGAGATAACCGCGAGAATCAATCAAATAATCGGCGATGCTCAAGACGATTGACGATCACGTTAAACTGGCCAAGAGCCTGCCAACGCTCTCTGCTGATGAACAGCGCGGGATTGTTAGACATCTTTGCCGTACTGATTTGTATTTCCTGCTGTGGTTTGGGTTGAATCGCAAAGACGTTGCAAAACAATGGCTTTTTGAGCGCTGCAAAGAGGTTCAGGCTTCACCTGATGGGCATTTGGACTTGTGGGCGCGAGATCACTACAAATCCACAATCATCACTTTTGCGGCCACGATACAGTCAATACTGGCCAGCCACGGCGAAGAGCCAACACTACCGCGTGAGCAGTGCATCGGTATCTTTTCACACACCCGACCTATTGCCAAAGGCTTTCTGCGCCAGATCAAATATGAGTTTGAGACAAATCAGCTACTTAAATCAGTCTTTGATGATGTGCTTTGGGAAAACCCCCAGAAACAAGCGCCAAAGTGGTCAGAGGATGATGGCATAACGGTCATACGCAAAACAAACCCCAAGGAGGCCACGCTAGAGGCTTGGGGGCTTGTGGATGGCCAGCCCACGGGTAAGCACTTCACTGGCTTGGTATTTGATGACGTTGTTACGCGTGAATCAGTGACTACGCCTGACATGATTGCAAAGACAACCAGTGCCTTGGAGCTTGCGTTTAACTTGGGCTCGCAGGGCGAAGAATGGCGTCGGATGATTGGAACGCGGTACCACTTCAACGATACGTATCGCGCCATGATTGACCGTATGACGTTTGCGCCGCGCGTGAAGGCGGCAACAGTTGATGGCACGGTAGATGGCGAACCCGTATTCCTTAGCCGTGAGAAATTGGCGCAAAAGCGTAGGGACATGGGGCCTTACACTTTCAGCGCTCAAATGCTCCAGAACCCAACCGCAGATAGCACACAAGGTTTTAAGAGAGAATGGCTCCGATTTTATGAGCAGTCGCCGGAATCCGCGGCTTCTGGCACGAATCGTTATTTGCTGGTGGACGCGGCGAATGACAAGCGCAAGACGAGTGATTACACATCAATGTGGGTTGTCGGACTTGGGCAAGACGATAACTATTACGTTCTGGATATGGTGCGCGACCGCTTGAATCTAACAGAGCGTGCAGAAAAGGTGATGCAACTCCACCGGAAATGGAAGCCAAAATCTGTTCGATACGAGCGTTACGGCATGATGGCGGACATCCAGCATATAAAAACGCTTCAAGCCTCGCAAAATTACCGCTTTGAAATCGTCGAAGTGGCCGGGCAAGCGCCCAAGAATGACCGAATCAGGCGGTTGATTCCACTTTTTGAGCAAGGTCGCATATACTTGCCCCAAAGTCTGCACAAAACAGATTACGAGGGTCAGGTGCGTGAGCTTGTTGGTGATTTTGTCGAGCAGGAGTACGCATCCTTCCCTGTACCGCTGCATGATGACATGCTAGACGCATTGGCGCGGATTGCAGAGCCTGATATGCCTCTGATTTGGCCTAAGCAGCCAGAAGAGCAAGATCAGTATAAACGCGCCTACTCTAGCAGACCGCGCCGAACAACTTGGGCTACATGATGACCGAAAACGAAAGCTACGATTCTGACAAAGAATACAAATCCAGCGATGATGATGCGGTTGATTTAGCCGTATCAGCATCAGAGATTGAGGAATCAGACGATGATGTTCTTTGTCTAGTCAAAGACAGCCGTAAGGCTTCTGAAAAGCACTTGGCCGAGTGGATGACTGAGGCAAGAGGCTGCTATGACATGGTGGCAGGTCATCAATGGAGTGACGAGGATAAAGCCGTTTTGGAAGAGATGAACCGGCCAGCCGTCGTGTTTAACCGCATCGGCCCTGTAGTTGATAGCGTTTCTGGCACAGAGATCAACAACCGCCAGCAAGTGCAGTACTTGCCGCGTCAGGTTGGTGATGCTGGCGTTAACGAGCTATTGACGGGTGCTGCAAAGTGGGTACGCGATAACTGCGACGCAGAAGACGAAGAATCGGATGCGTTTTTTGACTTGGTTGTTTGTGGACTTGGGTGGACGGAAACGCGCCTAGATTATACGGACGACCCTGACGGCATGGTCATTATTGACCGCATCGACCCATTGAGCATGCGTTACGACCCGGCGGCAAAAAAGCGCAATCTAGTTGATAAGCGTTGGGTGCAGCGCGAAGAATGGCTGGAAGAGTGCGAGATAGAGGCGCGATGGCCTGATAAAGAGATTGACAACATCGCTGGTGTTGGTGGAGCGCCAGAAACATCAACACCACACGATGCCACAAACGCATGGCTCTACAAGAACGATGCAACTGGATACGACCCGACTTCTGGAAAGTACCTTGTAACCTGTCACCAGTGGTACACACTCGAAACGTATCATCGTGTGCTTGACCCATTTACAGGTCAAATCACAGAGCTAGATCACGAAGCCTTTGAGCGTTTAGAGACCATGTTAAAGGCAAAGGGTATCAACCTTGAGTCGGCAAAACTACAGCGAAAGGTCTACAAGCAAGCCTTTGTGTGTGGTGGCACTGTACTTGAAAAGGGGTTAGCCCCAAGCCAAAAGGACTTTACTTTTAACGCTTTGACCGGCAAGCGTGACCGCAATAAAAATGTGTGGTACGGCCTTGTCAGATCAATGACAGACCCACAACGATGGGCAAACAAATTCTTTAGTCAAATCCTGCACATCATCAACGGAAACGCTAAGGGCGGCTTGATGATTGAGGATGGTGCCGTTGACAATATCCGTAAGCTAGAGGATGCTTGGGCACAAGCCGATTCGATCACAGTGTTTAGCGATGGGGCTTTGTCACAAGGAAAGGTTCAGCCAAAACCGCAAGCGCCGGTACCAGTCGGACCTGAGCGCATGATGGAGTTTTCAATCTCATCAATTCGTGATTCGAGCGGTGTAAACCTTGAGCAGCTTGGCATGGCCAACCGGCAACAGGCTGGCTACCTTGAGGCGCAGCGCAAACAATCTGGCCTAACAATTTTGGCTGTGATGTTCGATTCAATGCGCCGCTACAGAAAGAACCAAGGGCGGTTGCTTGCAGACTTCATCCAGAATTATTTGAGCGATGGCCGCTTAATACGCATCACCGGCCAAGATGGTTCTGAGCGATACATCCCACTATTGCGCCAGAATGACACAATGCAATACGATGTGATTGTGGACGAAGCACCGACAAGCCACAACGTCAAAGAGCGCGTTTTTGGCATGATGATGCAAATGCTACCCGTGCTTACAAACGCTGGCGTGCCAATGCCGCCAGAAATTGTCGATTACATGCCGCTACCGTCGCGTCTTACTGAGAAATGGCGCGCGCAAATCGTTGAGCGTCAAAACAACCCTGCACAAGCGCAGGCGCAACAAATGCAAGCGCAAATACAGCAAGCTGGGGCGGCTGCTGACATACGCGAGAAAAACGCCGCCGCTGCTTTGAAAGAGGCGCAGGCGCAAACAACGGTGGCTGGCTTTGCTGGAGAGGCAAGAAACATAAATGCAGACGCACAGCTTAAAGAGATGAAGGCGCAAAACGAAGCGCTCTCAGCAGAGCTAAAGAAATTGCAGGCTAGATTGGGCATTGCCGCCCCGTCTTGGCAATAACGTCGAATCGGCGGACGGTAATCGCTGAGTTTTTAGGGTGAAAACATGAACGATGAAGTAATCGGGTCGCTTGATGCCAGCGAACAGGCATACTTTGAAAATGGCGGTGAAGAATCGCAAACACCTGCTGATGACCAGCAAGAGCCTGCGCCACAGGCGGTAGAAGAAAATGCCAATCAAGATGCTGAGCAAGAAGCAGAGCAGCCAAAGCAGACTAAGACGGTTCCATTAGCAGCGCTGCACGAAGAGCGGGCAAAGGCTAAAGAAATGCGCCAAAAGCTGCAACAGCTTGAGGAGCAAACAAGGGTTGGGAATGAGCGATTGCGGCAGCTTGCAGCGTTTGTTCAACAACGCTCAGCGCAGACGCAGCCCCAGATACCTGAATTTGAGCAAGACCCGGCGACAAACTTGCATGCCCGCTTGCAGCAAACAGAAGCAAGACAGCAAGAGCTAGCGCAAATTGCAATAAGTCAGCAGCAAGAAGCCGCGAGACAGGCGGCAATAAACGACTTAAAAAGAGAGGTTGCACGAC